GGGATCTCCACCCAGACATTCCAGGTAGCAAAAGGCATCCTTGAAAAAGGGTGCCTTTTGTGTTTAAGATTTATTTCCTTTACAATATGTGATATACTAAAAAAAATAAATGTCGAAATGGAGAATTTGATATGGATAAGATAGCATTACTGGATGAACTCGTTGAAAAAATTGTACAACTGAATTTTGGCGATGTGGAAGGGAAAGGAGCATTAGCTTCAACAGCTGACTTATATGCAAGAAAATTTTTTGGAGATGATAGTCAGTACATAAAAAGAATTAGTAAAGTTAATTTTAGCCCGATAATATATCCATGTGATACAAATACACAGCGTAATTGCTGGGAGGGGGGAAAAACGTCTTTAAAGAATATTGTGCTTACCATGAAAAAAGAGCTGGCCTTAGATAGTGATATGAATTCCGCAATAATTCCTGCTTCAGCGAAAAAAGAAACACGGGATATCTTTATCGTACATGGTCATGATGAAGCTATGAAACTTGATGTTGCTCGAACCATAGAAAAATTGGGATATAATTCAGTGATTTTACACGAACAACCAGATAAAGGCAGAAATGTTTTGGTTAAATTAATTGAGGAAAGTGACAATTGCGGTTTTGCAATAGTATTACTTTCTCCAGATGATTATGGATATCCTGTAAATGCGGATGATTCTAATAGAAAAACGAGAGCTAGACAAAATGTTGTTTTAGAATTAGGGTATTTTATGGGAAAATTACGACCGGATCGAGTTGTTGTATTATATAAAGATGCTTCCGATTTTGAAATTCCATCAGATTTTGTTGGAACATTATATAAGAAATATGATGAATCTGGCAGTTGGAAATTAGAAGTGGCAAGAGAATTAAAAGCGGCGGGATTTTCTGTCGATGCAAATAAGTTAATTGAGTGAGTAGATTATAGGGAGCCACCGCCGCGTGGCTCTTTTCTTTTACCCAAAATCAGACAGATGGGAAGGTGAGGTGAGTGGCCAACAATGAAAACTTAAAACCTGTACGAACCAAGAGCGAAGCAAGAGAACGTGGGAGAGCGGGCGGCAAGGCATCCGGGGAAGCCAGACGCAGGAAAGCAGACTTCCGGAGGACACTCAACGCCCTTCTCACGACAGAAATAGATAGCACGGAATGGACGCCGATCCTTAAGGCAATGGGGCTGGACTCCACCCTGGAATCGGCGGTCAACATGGCGATGATCAAAGAGGCCTTGGCGGGGAACGTGAAAGCGTATGTGGCGATCAAGGATGTTCTGGGGCAGACCTCCAAGTCGGATACCGATCTGGAAGAGCAGCAGCTCCGCATGGCAGCGACCAAGTCGAAGCTGGGAACCGATGTGGAGGAAGAGCCGGAGGACGACGGATTCCTGGATGCGTTGAACGAATCCGCTGCGGATGACTGGTATCGGGGAGCAATGGAAGGAGAAGATGGAGATGATGAAGAGGAAACGACCGATGTTTAAGTTTCAGGCATTTTCAAGGAAACAACGCCAGATCTTCACCTGGTGGGCGGACAAGAGCCCGGTAAAGGATGCAGTCGGCATTATCGCGGACGGAGCGATCCGTTCCGGAAAGACCGTCAGCATGAGCCTGTCCTATGTGATGTGGGCGATGTCAAAGTATGACGGCCAGAACTTCATCATGGCGGGGAAGACGATAAGCTCCTTCAAGCGAAATGTGCTGCAGAATCTCAAGCTGATGCTGACCAGCCGCGGGTATCACTGGATCTACCACATCTCCGGAGAATTTCCGAACATGCTGGAGGTCACCAGAAACGGCAAGACCAATTATTTTTATATCTTCGGAGGCAAGGACGAAGGTTCCCAGGACCTGGTACAGGGTATCACGGCAGCGGGAGCCTTTTTTGATGAGGTCGCCCTGATGCCAGAGAGCTTCGTCAATCAGGCAACGGGCCGTTGCTCCGTTGAGGGCGCGACCTGGTGGTTTAACTGCAACCCGGCGGGACCGATGCACTGGTTCAAGCTTGAGTGGATCGATAAGCGGAAGAAAAAGAGGCTCCTGTACCTTCACTTTACGATGGATGACAACTTAAGTCTTTCGGAAAAGGTTAAGGAAAAGTACCGGGAAATGTATGCCGGGGTCTTCTATCTGCGGTACATCAAGGGCATGTGGGCCGTGGCGGAAGGTCTGATCTACACGATGCTCACGAAGGAAAACCTGTACACGAACGCGGAACGCCCGGCAGGCCTGAAGAGCACGGCAGCCAAGACGATCACCGTGGACTACGGTACCACAAACCCCTGCGTATTTCTGGAGGTGTGGGACGATGGGGAGACGTTGTGGATTGACCGGGAGTACCGTTGGGACAGCCGGTCAGAGGAAGCAAGACGCAGCGGAAATCCGCAGAGGACGGATTCGCAGTACGGGGACGATATGGAGGGGTTCATGGGAACAGCGCCAGAAGACCAGTGCATGGTCGTTGTGGACCCGTCAGCAGCATCTTTTATTGCAGAACTCCGCAGCCGTGGCGTGTATGTGAAACCGGCGAACAACGAGGTGGAGGACGGGATCCGCGTGGTCGGATCGCTCTTGGCAAAGCGGAACATCCGGATCAACAAGGAGAACTGCAAGGGACTGCTCGGAGAGATGCGGTCCTACGTCTGGGACGACAAGGCGGCAGAGCGGGGCGAGGAAAAGCCCGTGAAGCAGAAAGATCACGGCCCGGATGCGTTAAGGTATTATTGCTATACGGTCCTTCCAAAGTGGCGGATCGGGGCATAGGAGGAAGTTAAATGTCAAAGAAAAGGACGTCACGCCAGACAAGGGCGGCTACAAAACAAAATATGGATTCGAGGGCGCCCGTCATGACGATGGACGCCTTTTCTAATCCTGCGGCAAGGATCGGATTCGGAACGCTAGATCTTCTCCAGGCAACAGAGTACCCGATGACCAGAATGACGCAGAACTATCAGCTTCTGACAAGTCTGTACCGGGAGAACTGGATCATCCAGAACATCATCTCAACGATCCCGAACGACATGATGAGGAAATGGTACGACTTGAGGACCAGCGTGGCGCCGGAATATCTGAAGCAGATGACACAGTTAGAGCGCCGGACACAGATCCGGAAGAAGCTGCTCCTCGGAATGTACTGGGGACGGCTCTACGGCGGCGCGGTGGGCGTGATCCTGATCAAGGGACATAATGATATGAGCATGCCGCTGAACCTTGACACGATCATGCCGGGAAGCTTTCTTGGACTTCATATTCTGGATCGTTGGAACGGAGTGTACCCGGAAGGAGAGCTTGTCACGGATCCGGAAGACCCGGACTTCGGGCTTCCGATGTTCTACACGGTCCGGAATGATGAGACAGGGACCATGGTGGCGAGAGTTCATCACAGCCGGGTGATCCGGTTCATCGGCAGGGAGCTTCCATGGATGGAGCAGGTGACCGAGCAGTACTGGGGGGAGTCGGAGGTCGAAGCAATCTATGAGGAGCTGACCCGCCGGGATAACGTGGCCGGGAACATTGCGGCACTCACATTCCGGGCGAATATCAATTACCAGGAGACGGACGGACTGGATCAGCTGCTTGGATCCGCGAATGCTGAGATCCAGCGGCGCTTCTGGAACACACTGGCGGCGCAGTCCGTGATGGAGAGCAACTTCGGAACCCGGATGATCAACAAGGGGGATGCGATCCACAATACCCAGTACACCTTTACCGGACTTCCGGATGTCTATGACCGTGTCATGATGGACGTGGCCGGAGCCGCAAGGACGCCGGTGACGAAGTTATTTGGACGTTCGCCTGCTGGCATGAACTCCACCGGAGAATCCGACCTGAAGAACTATTATGATTACATCGATGGACTGCGGGAGACGGAGCTCCGGGGAATCATTGAACGGCTGCTCCCGATCATGGCGCTATCGGCATGGGGCAGGATTCCGGACGATATGGACATCGACTTCCCGCCGATGCAGACGCCGGATGCGAAAGACGTGGCGGAGATCACAGAGCGGAAGAGCAATGCGATCCTTGCAGCATATCAGAATGACCTGATCGATGCGGCAACCGCTATGCAGGAACTGAAGAGTCTGTCTGATGAGACGGGACTTTACAGCAAGATCACGGATGAAGCAATCGAAGCCGGGAAAGGAAAGTTCTACTCGGATTCCCGCAGCATGCAGGATCCCATGGCGGGCTTTTCCTTCCCAGGGAGCACAGGGGAGGATGATGTAGGCGATGGCAACGAAGATTCGGCCGCCGGAGAAGGCTGATGTTACGGCGCTGCTTCGAAATCTTTTCCTCCGGACAGAGCAGGAGCTGATCAGAGAGATCACCCGGAAACGTGCCGCAGGGCATGTAGAATATGCTGAGGTAGCGGCGCTGGAGCGGGTTCAGAAGATCCTTCAGAACATGGTGGACACCTCCTGGAGCTATGTGCCGGTGATGATCGAGAAAATCTTTTATCACTCGGATAAAGATGCCGCCGGGTATACCAACGCGAGGACGATCACAGGAACACGCTCCGTGACCCAGATCGCCATTATGGAGCAGTTGGCGAACAATCTTCAAGGGGAACTCATGGAGATGGCGGGAACGGCGAAGAGGAGCGTTGAGAACGTGTTTACGATCGCAAGGCTGGAGAATGATCCGTACCGGAAACTGGCATTGGAACAGATCCTCCGGCAGGAGGCGGCAGGTAAGCCGTGGATCAAGAGCAGCCAGGACCTTGTAAAGGAGTTGGAGACAAACGGAATTACAGGTTTTACGGACAAAGCTGGACGGAAATGGAGCATGCAGGCTTACGGTAACATGGCGGTCCGGACGACGGCCAGACAGGCGGAAGTGGCAGCACTCCTGACATCCGATGAATATGATCTCTGGCAGATCACGAAAGTCGGGACAACCTGTCCGGTGTGTGCGCCGTTAGAAGGGCGTGTGTATTCGAAGAGCGGCACCAATCCGGATTATCCGCCGTTAACGGTAGCGTTTGGGAAGGTCGATCCGTATGGGAGTAATGATCTGTCGAACACCTACTTGAACATCCATCCGAACTGCCTGCACAGCCTGGTCAAGTACACCACGATCGGTAAGAGCACGGAGCGGATCCAGAAGGACAAGGACTTTTCAAGCATCGAAAAG